GTCGCAGGCGTAGTTGTACCTGCAAGGTAAGTGTATAACTTACCACCAGTCAGAACCGCGCCGGTATTTGTAAAAAATTGGGCCGCAGCGCCGCCCAAGGGAGAGAGATTGACGGCCATTTAGGTCACTCCAAAAGAATTTGCCCACCGTCCTCTTGGACGAGGTTGTCGCCAGATTCGGTGAGAAGGTTGCCCACCGAGCCACCACTGTCGCGTGTGCCTGTAAACAACGTGGCAATACCGCCAAGGCCAAGACCTAGTGCATTGCGAAGGGCGACACCAAAGCTCATTGCTTGTTAATCGGTTTGCAGTAAATCACGCCGTCATCCGCAATGCGAATGGCACTCACGCGAAAAGGAGCGCCAGTGCCCATAATCACGTAAAACGGAATTGGGGTAAATGCAGGGATCGGTGTGCTAGCAGTAGTGGCCACAGCACCAGGGCCAACTTCCACATAGCAAGGAGTTGTAGACCAGATCACCACGCCCTCGGGGCCGGGGTTCCAGTCAGCAGTGTTGCCAGCAGAGCCAGTGTAAGACGCAGTGCGGCCAGGGAAGTTGACTTGTGATAGAGGGTTCAGAAGTTCCATGATGATCCTTATGCTAAGAATTTTAGCTTGTACAAAGTTCGCAGATATATCTCAACGATATTATCTATCAATTGTTGCAATGATGAATCAGATTTATCAGCCACATCGTATCTTGCGGCTTCAATTTCAGCAAGTGAATCTTGCAAAAACTCAATAATGTTGGCCGTCTTTTTGGCCGAATGCAAGGTAATGGGGCCAATCAAACCATGCCTGCCTTGGTAGGCTTCGGCAAAGTCATCAGCCGCGCCAATGATGCGGTCATAAAAGATATTAAGCGCTACATGCTTGCTGTAGCTGCGAGTGTTCAAATGCACGGAATGGGCTACATCCCGCGCCAAGAACAGCAAGCCTAAAAATTCATTTGCTTTCATTGTGGCATTCCTTGTGGTGGTATTCCTTGTGCATATTCAGCAGTCTCAGGCATCATTTCCATTGGTTCACGGCCAGGCATCTCAGCAATTAAATCACCAGAAGTAATCATGCCGTGAACCGTGCCCAAAACAATGTCTTGAATCTGCTCTGGCGACATCGATGCTTGCACAGCAGAAATGCGCTTGGTTTCAGCATCATAAGCCTTAACTTGTGCCTCAAAATCCTTGCGCTCCATGTCCTGCGCTTCAATTGACTTGCCGACATTCTGAATCATCTGGTGCATCTGCTCCATTTCTTGACCCATGGCCTGCATTTGTTGCTGCGCTGCCTGCAATGCGGGGTTGTCTTCACCGTCCGACAAGAACTTGGGATCAATGGTCTTGGCAAAGCGCTTGGACATCTCCTGTGCGCCAGGCCAATCCATGTTCTTGACAAACAAGTCGCCAGCCACAGCCCACAGTTGGGGATTGCCCTGTAAGAGTTGAGCCATGGCTTCTAATGCCGCCTGACGCTTGGTTGCATAGCCTGGGCCAGTGGTGGCCACTACATCGTACTTGCCCACGCCTGGATTGTAGATTTTCTCGATCACAATGCCAGCCTGATCCACAATTTTGTTAACAGGTTGTGGCTGCTCTGGGTTGATCTTGACCATCTTTGTCTCACCATCTTCACCGATGATGCGAGCAATGCGCTGAGTGTCGTAAATCTTAGGGATCAAGTCCACCAACTGGCGGGCAACGTGGCGCACAGCGCGGGTTAGATTGTCACCATAGTGGTATGTGCCAACATCACCTTCGCGCTGGCGAGCCAAAATAGCCTTGCCAGAGCGTTCGTTTGATCCCATGCCCAATGATGCGTTGTACTGGCCAGTTGTAGACTTGATGTCCTCAGATGCGCCAGCTTTGGCTTGCAACAAGCCGCTAGAAGCCATTGGCGGCTGGGCACGTTGAGGTATCGGCAACACCGCACCTTGGCCATCAGTCACATCAGGGTTTACCTCTAGATACGGCCAGTTGTTTGTGTTAGCCGTCTTCCACTTATCCTCATAGCCCTCAAACTGGCCACCATAGCCAATGAAAGGCGCCTTGGGTGCCAAAGCCAACATCTCAGCTTCTTGGCTAACCCAATAGTTGTACATGCGCTGGGCATCCTTGGCATTGCGCACAAGGCCACTGACGTATAACCTACCGTCGACCTCAAATTCGTTGCCAACCACACGGATCACAGGGATCCATTTGCCAGCCCATTCTTTTTCTTCAAGGATTTCATATCCGTTAATCTTGCAATATTTGACCCTTGGGCGGTCAGACTCACGGCTGCGCTTGGGTTTGCCAAACTGCAACCTCAAAACCTTGTCTTCTGGCGTGCCCTCAAAAGCGGTCTGGTTTCCAGGGTACAGGTTCAGCGTTGTCTGGTCATAGTCAATGTAGTAATAACCGGCAATTCGCACAGTGTCTTCATTGAGCCAGTTGCTGATTGACTGATCACCCACGCCAAGAGACTGGAGCGTCGAGATAGGCGCGGCATCAGGGTACTGGCGCTCATATTCTGCTTTGGTCAGGTCTTCAGTAATAAAGCAATACGTGGCATCTGCACCCGTTGGGTCTTGGATCAAGGGATCCATGTAGACCGAGAAGGAATTGCGCACACGGCCAATCTTAATGTCCTGATCAAATGTGTTCTCGTCACAATACTCGGTCATCAAGGTGATATAGCCCTCGCCATAAGACACCTGATTCTCACAGGCCGTGTCGTAGGCCACGTCAGCGTCAGAGATGTATTCAATATGGCGAATCATGCCGTTGAAAATGTCAGCCACTTCCACGTCAGCATTGTCATCCACAGGAATGACCTTCGCGCCTGGGCGGTTCTGACGCATGTCATTCGTCACTTGACGAACGTGTTGCGGCAGTTTGTTAATTGTGAGTGTCGGGCGGGCGTTGATCGTCTGACCTTGCACCGCACCGCGAGTGGCCAGTACGTCAGCAGGCCACTGCCAGTGATTGTCGGGTGAGCCAGCATAAAAGCGCAGATCGTCAATTTCGTCTTCTCTGCTTTCCGCAAGCGCAGAGACAGCCATATCCAACCGCGCACGGGCGGTTGTCAATATATCCGCAGCACTATTTTTAGGCTTACCGCCAGCAGCTACGTTAGCCGCCGCAACAATACCAGTAGGATCATTCATTCCAAAACCCCTAAAATGTGAGGCTCACGCATGACGACATAATCTTTGCCATCTTGCTTAAATTCTTGCCCTACATCGAAGTATACATGGTCACCAATCTTGATGTCTAGGCATTTTGGGCCAATGGCAACAGCAATCCCAGTGCCTAACTTCTCAGTCTGCGGCAATACAAACAAAGGATGCTTTTCAACATCGCGCTCAATGATGATGCAATCTTGCAAGGCTTTCATTTAGCAATCTTCGCAATTTTCAAATTCTGGCAAAGTCTTTAAGTGCAAATACACTTGACGAATGAAGTTAGGCTGGCCGTCTTCAATCGAAACTGGAACAACATAAGTTTTGTCAAAGTTTATTGTCCCATCCGTAAAACTAACGCGAGCGTTAAGTTGACTTGCGTTGCCCGTAATTTCTGCCACCCGAGCAGTAGCGACAACTGCCAATGTGCCAGAGCCTTCAGAAACTGCACCAAATGACGTTTGAAGAACCCTGTTGCCAGTTAAGTTCATAATTTTCTTGATGGCCATTATTTTTTCCCTTTTGGTGTTGATTTTTGAGCTTCGCGCTTAACAGAATAAGCAATTGCAACTGCCTGCTTGACTGGCTTGCCAGCGGCCACTTCGGCCTTGACGTTCTTGCGGAAGGCTTCGGGTGATTTTGATTTAACCAGTGGCATTTAAGTCTCCGTGTGGAAAATAGCGTAATTCAATTTAATCGCCTCAGAGTAAGCATTGTTCGTCACGTTCTTAAGTTCCACCGTGAACGAGCCATCTGCGACCGCAGCAATGAAAGCATTGTATGCGCCCAATGTGCCGCCAGAGGCCACACTTATCACCACCACATCTTTGATGCTACATGCAGAACAAGTCACCACAAACATTGCATTGGCACTTGGGGCCATTTGCGCGTTGGCCGTGGTAATCTGGCCAGAAGGCGTATTAAGCGTCACACCAGTGGTCTTGTTGTTCTGCTGAGTCACCGTGCCAAAAGCACTGGCCGAATAACCAATTGTGCCAGTGGTAGCAATGTCAGTGGCCTTGACAATGTCCGCGCCAATGATGTTCTGATCTTCGTATGCCACGCCAATAGGTTTGGTATTTGCCATGATTACTTCTTCTTAGCCGTCTTGGCAGAGTCTTTAAAATCTTTGGCAGTCGGTGCGTTTTTGCTGCCAGGCTTGTTCATCTTCTCTTTGCTGCCAGCGGCTATGCGAGCCTGTTTTGCATGAATATTTGCATAGAGTCCGGGTTTGGTAGCCATTATGATCCCATCCATGATGTTGCAACCACACTACGATCGGATTGAATGCGCCGCGTTGTGTGTTCACGCGACTCCCGATGTGCTACGGGGAAGGCAAAAGTGACGGCCAAAGCATCGGCTGCATCAGGTGAAGCGATACCTCGTGCTTTCATTTCCTTTTTACCTTCCAGAAAGATAGTACCTGCGGAATTGGGCTTTTTGGTCGGCCCGATAAGGTCAGCTTTGAGCTGCCTATCGATGGGAATTGCGGCTGACCTGAGCCATTCGCGCATCATACCCCACATCTCAG